GCATCTCCTCCTTTTTTTGCGATAGGTTCGGTTTCTTTCTCGTCTGGCTTCATTGCTTCATTTGCAGCTTCCGCCCACTTCTTTACCAGATCATTCGATTTGATGTTAATTCCAATGCCGATACTTACTGCCAACGCTGCATCAATCTTTTTCATTTCCGCCATAGAACACTGCCCTATGTAATCTCCAACCTTATCCTTGTTTACCGTATCAATCTGCTCACAAAGCACGGTGGACGGATATTTTGAACTGTTGATTTTAACGTGTGTCGGCAACGGTTTCTTTTCCTGAGTGGTAAGGTAAACCACTTCCAATATGGGGCCTGCATTGTTGCCAATATCATTGCTTATGATTACCGCAGGTCTACCCCCCCCTGTACATTTCCGCTATATTCACTCTCGTTGCGGATATAGAAGATTTCCCCTCTATAAAATTCTTTGTTCATAGTGTCCTCCTATCCCATTCGCGGATTGTAGTCCTCGAACCGTTTTATGGTTTTGAAAATTTTTCTGTTATTCACATACCTTTGAAGTAATCTAACGGTGTCTCCACCCTTTGTGTGTTGTTTGTCATATACCATTACATACGGGTCGTAATCCATATCTCTTAGGGTATATATCCGTTCCAAATCCTGCTCGATTGTTGTGTCGAAATTCGTCAGAACGAACACGCTTGTTTTTCTGGCTTTCCATCCGGTTATGTCCTTGAACATTTTGAACTTTGGTACAATAAGTTCTTTATCTTCGTACCGGTCCCATGCAAAATGAACGCTGTCAACTCTTAACTGTCTTATCATTTCCGCTTTTTCATCTGTCATAATACGAATGTCTATACCTTGATTGATGTTTACCTTTGCTTTGCTATCAATGAGCTGCTGCAATAAATCTTTCCAATCTTTGCAAGCTATGAGGTTCGGATCGCACAGCACTATATTTTTCTGTCCTCTCCAAAATTCCGACAAATCTGCAACTTTACGGGAACATCTTCCCTCTTTTGCTTCAACGTGGCAGAAATTACAGCCTCTTGGACAACCTCTTGTAAGAAATCCGTATGCCGTATCTTTGCATAATTCAGGGTAAAGATCGTAGTCTGGGTAAATGTGTTCCACCTCTTCCGGTAGTGTGTGATCTCTTTCTTTGTGGTAAATCTCTCTCCCGTCTACTGTTTCTATGCAATACCCAGAACCGCCGCGTATAACCTCATCTGCATCTACAAAATGTTCGTAATCCGGTGTGAAACTGAATACCTTTGACATATACACACGATCCATGTGTCCCGAAAATAATGGGCTGTACCACTCAACGGAATCGCCTATACTTTTATGCCATGCCGATAGTTTCATAAGAGGTATGTTTGGAAAATTGTGTCCGTCTACGTCAATCAGTCCTATCCTCATAGACCTCATCCTCCTGCGGCATCTCAAACACTCCTAGCGGTTGATCTGCCACATATTCACATACTAAGTCTCTGGGGTTTTCATCCTGTCCTCTTTCAAACAGCAAATTCATGGTGCAGCAATCCATAAGCATTGAAATCGCCATTCTGCATTTTTCTTTCGTGGAGTATCTGCCAATCACTACTCTGCTTTCTCCTACGAGGGCAGCAACTTTGTACCGCCCATCATATTTGCTGTCCGTGCTGTATTCTGTTACCTTGTCGTTGTTCAGAACTACCGCTCCATCCTGAGACTTAACAAACATCACGTTTTGCCTCTCTTTCCTTAATTCGCCCCATCTGTCGATTGATTTTGAAATCAATTCGATCCTCTACCTCTGCTACGCAGTTAAAAATAATTTCCAACTGTGAGAGCATAATCTGCACATCTGCAATTTCATCTATCACTGCTTCTCTCGTTTCCGCTGTTTTCTCATCGCTACGGCGGAATTTCAGAATGGCTTTGACGAGTTCCGAACACTCTTCAATAGCCATATCCTCCTGTGCATCGTTTCCATATGTTTCTACGATGGTGTTGAGGTTTCTCATCTGCTCCTGCGTCAATGTCTTTCCCTCCTACTTCAAAATTGTTGCGATCACGATGATTACAATAAGAATTGCCGTAAGTCCAACCCCAATCCAGATAGGGAGAAGAACTAACCACCAAGACCATGTGATTACTTTGCATAATTTCAGAGTGATTAAGATAAGCTGTAACACTCCGAAAAATCCGATACCGCCTGATGCTTTTCCACTGTTTCCATTACTGCTGTTGCTCATAAAACTGTCCTCCTGTTTACATATAAGTTGCTTCTTTGAATACGAATGTGTCCTCAGAGTCTACTTTTTCCGATAACTCTCTCAGGCGCAGATCGTTGGAGCTGTAAATCTTTTTCTTTTTCATATCAGCCACAAAAAACTCCTGCCCTGCCTGAATGTACTCTCCGACTTTGCTCTTCCGGCAAATCTCGTAGGAAGCATACTCAGTCTCTTTATCGTCTGTCTGTTTTTCCTTTGCGGTTTTTCCTAACATACCGATTTTTCTCCTTTCTTTCACATTTTCGTTTGTCTGACTAAACATTTTCTACAAAAAAATTTAATGCAATCCGTCAGACCATCTATACAGAATAACGGCGGTATCTTCGTTAGGATAAGAAACTCCCAAGAATTTGCCATTAACTGTTTCGCAAGCCTCTGTTACTCTATCCACGAATTTATTGAAGTCCTCTTTCACTGTCACATAATCGTGAAATCCCATTGTTCCCTCGTCTCTTTCGTGGCTTTCTCTCATTACTACCATCTGTTTTAATTTCTGCATATTGCCTCCTATTTCTTTACCTTGCAGTCTCTATATGCATCCTCTTTTCCGATGAATAACTGCCCTAAAATTGCAACCAGAACATTTACCACGATACTGTTTCCGGCCTGCTTATAAAGTTGTGTGTTACTATTTACTTTCTCCGCCTTATGGAAATCTGCATCTGAGAAATCCATCAGCCGCCAGCACTCTTTTGGAGTGAGCTTTCTTATGCGGTACTCTGTGCAAACCTTTGAGTTCGCATCTCCATGCGTTCCGGCGGTCAACGTTGGAGAATTGCCATTATCAGAATAAACAGATCCGCATTGACTTCCCTCGTTGGAAATCTGCCCTACTTTTGCCATTTCTGTACTCCTTTCCGCGATATTGTCACTATGCTGCATACCGTCCTGCCCCCCCCCCGAACAATTTTCTCAATACGGCAAATCCCCATGCTTTGGGACGTAAGTGTAGGGCATACATGACCGCCGCCTTGCACTCTTCCTCGCCGTAATTTACTTGTCGGGTATGAGAAATCTGCAACTCCGCCAATCTCACATTCGATATAACCTTTCTGTGTTGCCTGCCGGATGCCTACATACTCTCTATCCATCATCCACCGTCCTTATCTCTAAAACCAGATTGTCTTTTTGAACAGTTGTGAGGGTATTGGATATGCCATCAGTTCTTGCTTCAAGTTGAGTCATATTGCCTCTTTTTTCTGAAATCTGGTGGCTTTCGTATAATTTTCTTATCCTTTTGCCGTATTCAGTTCTGACGCAACGGCATATCGCAAAGTCAATCCTCATTTACTCTTATCTCCAAAACATAGTTGTCTTTTTGGACGGAAGTAAGTGTATTGCACAACCCCTCTGAGTTTGGCTCTAACCGTTGTTCCGTTGGTGCGCCTGTGGTTCTGTCTGATGGATTGCTTGGGTTTCGTCCTCTGCTTGCAACAATGATTCTTTCAACCACGTTTTCGCCTCCGTCTCTGTTATTATGCAAGGTACAGTACCCCCCCCACTCGTAATCGCCGGAGCTATGCCGCCGGTATCATACACTCGCCCTTGGTTTGGGTTCTCTCTCGTGGAAGTGGGGAGAATATTGCCTAACCTCTTAATCCCGGTCTGCAATATCTTCTTTCCTTTCCTTGATTTCTAATATCTTTGGTTCCAAATTGCCCCCCCACAAGTGTTTAAGGTCGGGGCAATTCCGTCTACGGAATAAATTCTTCCGCTCTGAGGATTATCCCAGCTCTTTCCTACGGCGATATTCCCCAGTTGTATGCAGCGTACCTTATTTGCCATTTCATAGTTCCTCAATTACATATTTCAAATGTTTGTAGTCGCTCGCCAATAGGGTAGGACATATCATTTTGTACAATGCTTTATTGTATGGGTCGTAGATTCCACAAGCACTTTCGGAGGATCTTTGTAGTCTGTTGCCCTTATCGCTTGGCAAATACCCCCCCCCCAGTAAAAACCCAGCCAGCTCCTCGCCCTTCTTTTTTCTCTTCTGTGAGGCCCTC